GTAGACACTTCTAATAAATTGTATGTACAAGCAAACAAAATGCTTAATAACTTTATTAAAACCAATTGTGGTTGTTCAGGAAATAACTACATAATTAATTTCCAATAAAATGGCAAACTGTAGAGATTGTGGCATCAAAGTAGGATGTGGATGTCAATTAATTAACGGCTTATGTTCAGCATGTAATAATAAACTGAAGCAAGCAACTCAAAGAATAAAAAATGTTATCACCAAGGCTTACAAACTGTATTGATTGTGCAACTATTCCTGCACTCTTAACTGATATTGATTGCAAGTTAACAAGCTTGGCAAATAATCAATATAATAATATCGTATTCTCTTTAAACTATCCTGTACCAGGAGTTGTAATTGGTGACTTACTTAATTATAAAAGGATCTTGACTTACAAGTTTTGTAACCCTGATTACTGTAGTCAATTTACTGTAAAGATGATAGCGAGTAAAGTAAAACTTTTAATTCATAAATAATTTATAAAATGTCTTGTACAAACTGCTTTAATGGATGTGTTGAGATTGTATCTGATCAATGTGTTAGATATACAGGTCCAAACATTCCTGCTCTAAATATTACTACAGGAGATACATTAACTCATGTAGAAGAAATGATTACAGATAAACTTGTTCCACTATTAGTTGGTACAGGTGATGTTATAACCATTGCTTCTGGTGATAAATGTGCTCTTATCAATGGATTCCTAACAGGAATCACTTCTCCTAATTCTACTCAATTATTTACAGCACTAGTTAAATCTGTTTGTAGTTTACAAACTCAAGTGACTGCAGTTGCTGCTGATATCACTGTATTAAATGCAGATTATTCAATAGGTTGTCTTACAGGTGTAACAGCCTCTTCTGACACACATGCTATTTTACAAGCTGTTATTACAAGACTTTGTACAGTAGTAACAGACTTAGCAGCATTAAGTTTAAATGTAAGTACAAACTACGTAAAGCTTGCTGATCTAAATGGTTTAATCCAAGCTTATTTAAATAGTCTTGCTCCTACACAGAACTATACAAAGATGGTTCCTTATACAGCTGTAGAATACTATGGTTCATTGACCTACTTTGATATCACTGGAGCAGGTATTGCTGCTGATGGGTTTGATAAAATCTATCTATGTAATGGCTTAAATGGAACTCCTGATAAAAGAGGACGTGTTCCTGTAGGTGCTATTGTTGGTATGGGTGGTGGAGCTCTAGATGCTGCTGTTAATCCTATTAACGTTGGTAATCCTAACTATGCTCTTGGAGATGGTGGTGGTGCTAACACTGTAATATTAAACAGCACACAAATCCCTGCACACTCACATCCTGTTACAGTTACTGATCCTGGTCACGTGCATGCTCCTGGTAGTTCTATCTTTAGAGGTAACAGAACTACAGATGATTCTGGTGGAACACAATGTGTGGCTACACAATTATCAAATAGTGATCCAGCACTAACAGCACCTCAATACACAGCAAGTGCTACTACAGGTATAAATGTAACCGTTGGTAATACAGGTGGTGGATTAGGTCATGCTAATATTCAGCCTGTGCGTGCTTGCTACTACATCATGTACATTCCTTAATCGATTAAACTAAATTATAATGGCTTGCGTACCTGGTACCCCTTGCTTTGAGAATACAGTGAATGCTTATTATCCACAGAATTGTAATAATGGAGCATTCGCTGGTTATCCTGTTCCTACATCAGCCGTTCAATATAATGGCCCAGGTCTTCCTAATTCAGGAATTGATACAGGGGATATATTGACATTAGCTTTACAGAAACTAGATAACGCAATTGATCCTGTAGAATTAGTACAAACCCTTATCACTGTAATCAATCAGAACCCATCTTTAAAGGTGATGTTCTGTACATTGGTAAACTCTTGTCCAATTACAACAACCACTACATCTACAACGATTCCTCCTACAACAACTACTACAACATCTAGTTCTACATCAACATCAACTACTACAACAACAACTACAATTCCTTAATAAACCTATAATATGACAGTATTAATTACATTAACGACAGCTGGTTCTTCAACAGGACCATTTAGTCTATATTCAAATGTAGATTCTTATTCTACACCATTTGAGACAGGTGTATCAAGATCTAGCCTACTGGCTGGATATACATCTACGGTAGTTCCAAATGGCACAACAATCGTTCGTGTTATGTCTACAGGAACATGTACAAACTATACAGATATATCTGTAGTGCCATGTACTACAACCACAACTACCACAGTTCCTCCAACAACTACAACCACCACAACCCTACCTTATCAAATATATGTAATTGATAATGGGGCTTCTGGTAGTTCAAGTGCTGCTTGTAGTTCAAGTACAACAACTAGCACTGTTTACACTCAATCAGTAAATAATGTTCCTATTGTTGGAATGTTTTTATACACTGATACAGGGTTAACTACTCCTTTTGTTGGTGGCACAGGATGGAGAAAATTAGTTAAAGGTGCTATAACTTATGCAGCTGAGGTTGATGTTAACGGAGAACTTACGAACTATATCACTTGTCCATAAAATATCAAAAACCTTGTTTTGTTGGTTTTACAAGGTATCCCCTGGCCTTTCTAGGCTGGGGGTTTTTGTTTAAACTCTAATCAAATTGATTAATGTATATAATTAAATTGGTTAATAAAATTTTGTAAATGTCAAAATTAGTTCGTACCTTTACAGCAATTTTAACTAAATTAAACCATATATGTCTGAAAACCAATCATTGCTACAACAGCTAGAAGAGATTCTACATTGGAAAAAGAGTAAACAATTCTATGCTGATAAGCTTGGAATTACAGAGTTTGAGGTTGACGAGTTATTAAAAGAATTAAGAAATCAAGAGAAGAGTGAGGAAGATGCTGAGGTTGGAAATTACATCTCTGAACTAGAGAATGTAATAGTTAAGTTTACAGAGGACATTAGTAAAGGTGTTGGTGAGGTGGTAGCTAATTTTAGCGAAGAGGTTAAGAGCTTAGATGAACTAATTGAGAAGTGTCATATAGACACAGAGAAATGGGAAATAACTAAATATGTACAGAACTTCTGGGGGAATGGAAACAATCCTCATTGGCAAGTCAAAGCATGGTTAGGTAAGAAGTCTACAGAACAAGTTTTTCAAGATAGTTTTGTAGACTTTTTAGCATCATACCAACCTGTTAGTCAGGAAGTTATGAGTCCTAAGTTTGACCCAGAGAGACCAAATGGTATGTTGGTTATCAACAAACAAGACTCTCATTTAAACAAATGGGATGTAGATGGTAATAACAATGTACTAGATAGATTGGCTAAGATTATGTATAAGGTGGAAGTGATAGCTGCACAAGCTCAACTTTCAAACAACCTAGAAGAAATCACATACATTATTGGCTCAGATGAGTTTAATAGTGAATACACCAATGCAACTACAAAAGGAACTCCTCAACAGAATACACATACATATCACACTTCATTTGAGTATATATGTGACCATGAGGTGTTAATGATTACAATGTTATTACAATACGCTAAACATGTTAATGTAGTGTATGTAGCAGGTAATCATGATGAGTTTGTAGGATGGCATATGGTTAACTGGTTACAAACGTATTTTAGAAATACAAACAGACTTACAATTGATAGCTCTCCTAAATACAGAAAGTATGTAAGTTATGGCAATTCAGCATTGATGTTCAATCATGGGGATGCGATTAAGCCAGCTAAACTTGCAGGACTGTTCCCAATAGAATATAGAGACCAATGGTCATTCCACCATAACTTCTATATATTCACAGGAGATAAGCACCATGAAGTGAGTCATGACTTTAACGGTATTAAATTTTACCAAATTCCAGCTTTCTCAAATGCTAAAAGCCTTTGGGATGATAAGAATGGTCACACAATGTCTAAAGCTGAAGTGACAGCATTCTTAATTGATCAAGCTGAGGGAATGACAAATATATTCAAACAGTATTTATAATGGCAACTTTAAGGAAATTAGTTTCAGATGTGCGTGCAATGCACAAATTGTTATCAACAGATAACTTAATCACTGATAGAGTGGTTGCATCTGAGATTAAGAACAACACACTTTTATTAGTAAAACGTGAGACAAATCTCAGAAAGCTTTGGGCTACTGATACTTTGTTTACTACCATTCCTTGTTTGGAATTGGTAGAAGTTCCTATTTCTGAATGTTGTGATTTTGTGGATCCTTGTACTGTAGCTAGAACAAAAGTTAAACTTCCTCGTATCTGCGAGGGTAATTATCAATACCTCATTCAAGGTGTTTATTCAATAAACGCTATGAGTGGGCAAGGCAAAAAGTTGAAAGAGATTACTATCAATAGATATTTAAATCTCTTAAAACTTCCAATCATCAAGAATGAACAATACTATTGGATTTCAAATGGTTATTTATATGTAAATAATCCTTTGTTACAAGCCATTAGAATTGCTGCTTTCTTTGAAGAAGATGTTCCTAATGAGATCATGTTTGCTGAGTGTCACTGCGGTGATAATGTTAATCTAGAAGACTATTGTATGAATCCTCTAGATAAAGAATATGGCTGCCCTGGTTATCTAGAAAAGCAAGTGCTAGAACTGACATCTCAAAAGCTGTTATCAACCTACTTTAGATTGAAAACAGATCAAACATCAGATGGGGTGGATGGTCAAGCACCAAACACAACCAACAATAACTAATGCGAACAAAAGTTGATTGGAGAAGCTCCAGTAAAGAAAACTACAATAATTTCTGTAAAAAGAACCCTTCCGTAAAAATCTCATTTGACCAATGGAGAAACATTATCTATTTGTACAATGAGAGCTTCAAGAACTATATTCTAGAAACTGGAGAGAAAGCAAAACTTCCTTTTGGATTTGGTGACTTCTCAATCAATAAGAAGAAGAGAAAGAAGATGAAACTGATCGATGGTAAAGAGTTTGTTAACCTACCAGTTGATTGGAAAAGATCTAAAGAGAAGGGTAAAATAATCTACAACTTTAACTACCACACTGAAGGATATTTCTTTGGGTGGATGTGGTTTAGAGAATCAGCCAGATTCAAGAATATGAAACTCTGGTACTTCAAACCATCTCGTACAACCTCTAGGTTGTTATCTCACTACTTAAAAACCAACGATCAATATCAACATATTTATCGTGAATGGAAAAAATAAAATAAATGTCATATTACTACAAGTATAACTTCATCTCCCCTGAGCCTGTCTATGCGACTGTGAAAGAAGAGTTTAAAAGCTACTTCGATACAGGTGCTGTAGATGATTTGTTATTTCCTACATACCTGGATAAATGTCTTAGGAAACTAGGAAGGTCTTCTTATGTTATTAGCGAACAGCTTCTATATATTGAGGACTTTGAAGCTAGGCTTCCTGATAACTTCTTTGCTGTAAGAGAAGCTTGGTTATGTACATCAATCCCTGGCTATCCTTATCAAACAGCTAATTCATTCTATTCTCAAGCTGCTTCCCAAACAACAATACAGGTGAGTCCTGTTATTTCTGGAGGAGCTCCTTGTACCAATCTAGAATGTACAACAGGTTGTCCTACGTGCATGCCTGAGCTTATTCAAGCTGTATACAAGACTAATCAACAAGTGGCTGTAGAATATCATAGACAATACTTATTAAAACCAGGTAACATCTCTGTTAAAGCACATTGTGATCTACAGTGTGCAAACTTTGGTAGCTCTTCTGCTGATTCATTTGACATTAGAGATAACAAGTTTGTTACCAATTTTAGAAATGGTGTAGTTCACTTAGTGTTCTATTCTACAGCATATGATGGAGTGGGTAATGAATTGATTCCAGATAACTATCGTATCAGAGAGTTTGTAGAAGCTTTCATCAAATACAAAATGATAGAAACGCTGACCAATCAAACTAATGATGAAACGTTTAACCAACTTCAAACAAAGCTTGCATACTATAAACAACAAGCTGATGAAGCATTCATCATGGCTGATATTGAGGTGAAGAAGCAAGATTCTTGGGCTAAGCAAAGAAGAATCATACAAGACTTAAATAGATTTAATAGATACGAACTACCAAATAGAAGTTACAGATATGGCTGGAGAAGAAACAACTAATATTAAGCAGGAGTACAACAGTGCTATATCTGGCTTAAACATGGATCAATCTGTAAATCAGGTTGAGAAGGGTAAGCTTACGTATGCATTGAATGCTAGTGTTGAGAACTTTGACTCAGATTCTGTTAACTATCAGAATGAGCCAGGTAATGAGTTATGTCTAAACTTTCCTACAAACTATCATTTAATAGGAACTCATTTCATTGGTGAACAAAACAAACATATATTCTTTCTAACTAATCCTGAAACAGGAGATAGTCAGATTGGATATATGGATAATAATGATTGCGTATATCGTGTGTACGTAAGTGCTAAATGTTTAGGCTTTGATATAAAATATCCTATTCTTAAAGCTGTTCATAAGATTACCAATTGCACTACAGAAGTGTATTGGACAGATGGTCTTAATCCTAGAAGATATATAGACTTAAATAACATTCCCTACAAGTTAGCTCCTAACGCTGATTTATGTGATCCTATTTATACCACTGAGCTTGATTGTAATCAATTAAACGTTCAGCCTAATTTTAACATTCCTGCATTAGATATAACTGATGTTGTAACTGGTGGTGATCTAACTTCTGGTACATATCAGTTTGCTATTCAGTATTGTGATGCTGCTGGTAACCCATACACATCTTTCTACTCTGTTACCAATCCTACACCTATTGCTAATAATAAAATTACTACACCAGAGTTCTCTTACCAAGTGGGTAAGTCTATTGTAGTTAGTATTAGTAACTTAGATACCACTGGACAATTCCAGTATTTCAATCTTGCTGTAGTAAAGACAATAAATGCAATAGCTTCTGTTGAGCTTGTTGGTACATATTTTATTGAAGATGACACTAGAACTGTAACTTATACAGGACAGAATGTTACACAAATTCGTCTTGCTATTGCTGATATATTTGAGAAATATCCATATTATGAGGTAGCTCAAGACTTAACCACTGCCCAAGATATTCTTATCTGGGATAATCTTACTTCTATAGATAGAATTAACTATCAATCAATTGCTAGTCAAATTGATCTTAAGTGGGAAACTTATAGAATCCCTAGTACAGAAACCTATGCTGATGAACTAAACGCTACAAATCTTAGAGGTTATCTAAGAGATGAGGTGTATGCATTTGAAATAGTTTTCTTATTAAGTAATGGTAAACAAACAGATGGTTTCCATATTCCTGGTAGAATGATTACTGCTAACGAAGGTTCTCAACCAGACGTACCAAGCAGTAATCCTGACTTTATTGGAGAGGGCACAAGTGCACCTTATTGGAAGATTTACAACACAGGTTCTGTAACAGGATTTTCTCCTGGATACTCAACAAGTCAATCATATAAAGGACCTTATCAATATGGTGAGTTTGCTTACTGGGAATCAACAGACACCTATCCATGTAATATAGATGTATGGGGTGATCTTGCTGGTCAACCTATTAGACATCACAAGTTTCCTGATGTTCTTGTAAGTCCTATATACGAAAGTCCTACATACACACTAGGGGCAGGGTTTGCACCAGTGATGCAGAATGATGCTATATTCCCAATGGGTGTACAGATTGATGTTCAACAAGTTGCATACTTGGTATATGCTTCTAATCTTACACAGGCACAGAAAGAAAGCATTGCAGGATTTAAGATTGTAAGAGGAGACAGAAGTACAAATAGATCCATTGTAGGTAAAGGTATTCTTAGAAACGTAGGTAAGTATAAGAGAGAAGAAACAGAATATTTCTTTCCTAACTATCCATATAATGATCTTAATAAGGATGAATTCCTTCTTGATAATAACAATGCATACCTTGATCAATGTATTACCTATAATGTAATAGCCACTACAACATGTGTTATACAATATACTGATTGTTTTTCAAATACAACACAGATAGAAACATTAGTAGTTGGAACTACAAAAAAGATATGTTCTCTTAGCACTCTTTTGGTTATGAGTGGAACAGCTACAATCACTGTGGTTGTCTATAACACATATAATCTTACTAGTGCTTCAACAACTGTATTCCAATATCAAGATCCATTAACCACTGTATTTAAACAAATCACAGTGACGGGTAATGGTTTACAACAAGTGAATTCATTAGTGCTTCCTGTATATTTATCTGGAACAACTAGTTTTAGTATTACAACAGATGCAACAAAGAACTCACTTTGTTATCCTAATAAGTTAGATGCGTTTGCTACAGATGAGTCTAAATACAGAATGGTATTTAACTCACCTGAAACATCTTTTGGACAACCTTTCTTAGGAACTGTTCTAAAGCTTGAGAACGTTATGTTTGGTGCAGGTATAGCTCATTTCGTAGAGGTTAAGAAGAATGCTATGTATAAGCTTCTCACAGCAGAAGCTCAACGTGATGCTCTTGAGTCTAGTGAAGATATTGGTGCTATCACACCAACGTTTAATGCATCAGCAATGTTTGCTGCATACCAAGCCTATCTAACTATCTACATAAATGGAATCACTAGAAGAAACTATGGATACTCATTTAACTCAATAGCTAGCTATGATTACAGTGGAGCTATTGATAATAATCTAGGCATCAAGCAAAGACAATTAGACAATGCTCAATATGTATTCCCTGGAGTACAGTCTGTAAGTGACTTACATGATTTCAACAACTTCAATAGAGAATCATCTATATATGTAAAGACAGTTGATACTAGAGATGGTTCATCAGTAATACCTCTACCATTCCCTAATCAGACTCCTAGTCTTTTAGTTGGTGGTATAAGCGGTATCTCTGATACATCAAGATTCACTATATCACAGAAGAACAATTGTTCTGTACCTAGTAAGAATGAAGCAATTAATGTAGTTTCTTACTATGGATCATTGAAGAACATCTTTAATAATCAATGGGGTCAGATATACTCTTATGATACAATTGATACAGGTTTCCAAGAAAGCATTGACACTAACAATTTAATGTTCTCTACACCTAAATCAGCAACTGTATTTGGTGGAGATACATTTATTAACAGATTTGCATTTAAGACCAAGCTTCCATTCTTTATTGATAATAGGGTGAATGGTCTTGATGATAGTGATATATTCTATGATGAGATTGGTAATGTGGCTTATCCACAATACTGGCACTCAGCTAGATCTGTGTTGCAAGACTACTCTTTAAATAATGGTGCTGGTCCAGTGCTGAAGAATATGATTTCTTATAAGGCACATAACTTTGATTGTCCTAATAATCAATCTCCTGCACCTAACCCAGCAGCAAATCCTCCAATAGTAAATCCTAACAGAACATTTTACGATGGTAAGATGTATATGTTTGCTTACGGTATTCCTTCTTTCTATTGTGAAAGTTCATATAATGTAGACTTACGTCAAGCATTCAATAACTTGGAAGGTGACTTCTACCCACACGTGAGCTCAGGTATTCCTGACAACTGGTTACAAGAGTCTGTAGTTCCTATTGTATTTGATAATACATATTATTATAATGTAACATTTTCAAAGCAAAACAGAGAGAATGTGTTCACCCACCTGCCTGCAGATTGGGCTGAGCAACTTTGTTTTACCAAATATCCATTCAGAGCTGTTTATTCAAATCCTCAGGATGTATTTGCTGACAATAAGGTGAACAGTTGGTTGATCTATAAGCCTATTTCATTCTTTGATTTCCCTCAAAACTTTGGTGGTCTTGTATCATTAGATGGTATTCAGAATAAAGCTGTATTAGCTAGATTTGAGAATAAGTCATTGTTATACAATACAATGCTTACAGTTCAAACTAGCAATCCACAAGCTGCTTATTTAGGTAATGATACATTATTTAAGAGTGCCCCTCCAATTGACTTTGCTGAAACAGATCTTGGATATGTAGGAGCTCAGAATAAGTTTTTATTGAAGATTCCTCAAGGACAGATTACGGTGGATGCTAAGAGAGGACAGGTGTTTTTGATTGAGGGTTTACAGGCTACTGATTTATCAGCATTTGGTTCAGGACTTAATAAGTTCTTTACAGACCATCTAGCATTTGAAATCTTACGTTACTATCCAGATGTAAATACAGATAACCATTATGATGGTATTGGCTTACATGGAGTGTTTGATAGTAAGTATGACAGGGTGATTATATCTAAACTAGATTACATTCCTAATAGCAAAAATATTAAATATGATGCTACTAATAGAGAATTCTATATAGAAAAAACTCTAGGCAATAGCGTAGTAAGAACAGTGGTGAGTGTTTATGATTCAGAATACTTCTGTAATAAGTCATGGACTCTTTCATTTAGCATGAACACTAAAAGTTGGATTAGTTTCCATAGTTACATTCCTAACTTCTACATAGCAGAGAATAACTTCTTCTATTCTGGATTGAATGGTGGATGTGACTTAGAGGCTATTGCTTTCTCTCAGATTCCTTGCACTACTACCACAACAACCTCAACAACAAAAGATTGTAGAATAATAGGTACAGCAGTTGATCTATGTATAGATTGTACATTGATAGGAATAGCTTGTATAGATTGTACAATAGTTGGTACGGCTGTAGAACCATGTCCAACTACTACCACTACAACATCTAGTAGCACAAGTACAACAACTAGTACTAGTAGTAGTACCACAACCACTACAACAACAGCAGTACCTGGACCAACTACTACTACTACAACAACTACTAGTACCACAACTACTACTACTACCGCTACTCCACCAGCACCAGAGTGTGATTTAGGTGGAACAGCTGCAGAACAATGTCCGTAATTAATTAAGATATGTCTAAAGTAATAACAATAAGATTAACAAAGGCTGGCATTAGAACTGGACCGTTTAAGATTTCTGATAACTACGGAAATGTCTTAGGAACTAATATTCCTAAGAGCCAAGTTATTTCTGGAATCACCTACTCAGTTAGTGATGCTGTTACGGTTATTATTATTGAATCTATAGGAAAGTGTAGGACAAGGTTACAAATGTCTATAGAGCAACTGTGTGTTGCAGATGTAGCAGCTATTGAGTTTGTACCTACAAACACCCCATCTTTATGGAGACATTTAACTAACACAACAATTTACAATACGTTCTACGGAAACATAGAACCTTATATTATAGAGTATCCATTTGCCTATCAGTATTATGATGAGATCTTACAGAATGTAAAAGATTACACAAAGGCATACAGATACCTTCCTATACCAGATGGTGTGTTCAATGATAACTCTAAGATAGAAACAAACACAGTTTATTTCAACAAAGCTATCTTATACAATGGACAACAGTCTTCTGGTGTACTAGAGTTGGTTCCTAAACCAATCAACAACTTAAAGGAATACATGAAGTATCCTATATATAACGTTGAGAGTAAGACAATTACGTTTACTAAATCAGATAATTTTTATCAATACAATACATTTTGGTCATTAGTTAAAGATAAATCCGTACCTTTGTTTCTAACAGGTTGTGACTCATTGTCTATAGATAAGGTTGTAAATCAACCAAATATGGATTATGGAAAGAGATCATTTAAGAAAGAACCTCTACGTGCGAAGGATTTAAAGGTGAGACACGTCCTAGATAATAGATCAGATGCCCATTTGATAAGTCAATTCATCATTACACCATCTCAAATTTCTTACAAATAATGGCTAAGTGGTTAGATAAATATGAACAAGGGGGATTGGTCTTAAAACAAAAGACCGATAACTATGGTAAGAAGCCCAATCCTAATGATGTACAAGCATCTGTAGGTCCTGACTTTGTAGGTCTTGGTTATGATACAACAGGTAGAAACTATTCTCCTGCATGGGGTGGACAGTTTGAGGATGGTGGATATGTAGCTCAAAAAGGTAAATCTGTTCCTACAATGACAGATAGTCTTGCTCTGTATAACAATGCTAATAAAGTACTTAATTATTATAAAGGTAAAAAATACCGAAATCTTTCTTCTGGTGAAAGATATGGAAAGAAGAATTATTATAAAGAAAAAAATAAAGAATCACTAGAACAGTTCATCCGCAGAAACAAAATGAATGCTGTTTTGTTTTCTAGAGGAACAGGTTCTGAAATGACATCTATTCCAATAGATTCATATTACAAAAGACTTGATGGCAATAGGTATTTTCAAAGAGAAGGTGCCAGTGCAATATTAGATATGAGAGCTCCAATGCAGTTGTTTGATGATAGAATCACTCCTACAATGCTTAATTTTTATAGAAATATTGACAAGAACGATCCTTTAACTGATGATTATGTTTCTATTTTTTCTTATGATCCTATATTAGTTAAACCTGTAAGTATGCTTACTCCAGAGGAAAAAGCTACTAGATTAAAAAGATACGGAAAGGAAAGTGGTTTAATTGATAAAAACGTAAAACTGTCTACATCTACTGAGAAATCAAAAACTGAACCAGAAAAGAAAAAGACTCCAGTAACTAAAAAATCTGAAGAAACCAAAATAGAAGAAACTAAACCAGCACCATATACTCCTACAGGAAGTAAGAAGTACATAGTAAATGGAATAGAGGTTAGTGAAGAAGACTTCTTAGGTACAGGTAATACAACTGGTGGTAGTAAAAGAATTATATATAGTACACCAAAACTAAAAACACAAAAGGTTCTTCGTTTAGATGGAACTCCTGAAACAGATCCAGAGAAGATTCGTAAGGCTATGCGTGCACAGGAAAAGGATGGTGATATGGCTATGGGTGGTAGCTTACCAGGTTCTGTAGGATTCACGTACGCACGTGTAGCTGGTAGTGCTCCTAGCAATGGTAAGTATGCTAAGAAGACAAAAGCTTCTGCACAGAATGGTAAGGAGATGAAGTTCTACCAAGAAGGCTTGGATTTCAAACCTAACAGTATTGCTCAGGATGGTGCTATTGTAGACCCAATGGGACAATGGGCACATCCAGGAGAAGTAACTATAATACCAGGAACAGACATAACAATGGAAGGGGTAGATTATCCCGTACTAGGAATATCTGATACAGGGGATACACAGATGATGTACCCTGGAGAAGACTATGATTTTGATGGTGACTATGTTACAGAGTATCCAATAATGAAAGATGGTGGTTGGTTAAGTAAATTTGATACAGCTCAAAAAGGTAAGACTATTCCTAAACCTGAGCTTACTTCATCTAATATACCATATACACCAATAACCTTATCTACAAACGTTAAAGCTGGAACAAAAAAACCAACTGTTACACTTTCATCTCAAGAGGAAATATTAGATGAACAACAGCGAAAGAAGAACAAAAATAAACCCGTTGTTGAAAAGAAGTATGAAAATATAGAGACTGTTAAACAAGATAATAGAACATCTAGAGAGAAAGAAATTGCTCAACAAGAGTTGTTAAAGCTTATGATGCAAGAAGCTCAAGGAGCTTCTCCTTTTGCTCAAACATTAAGTTCTTTCACACCAACAGGATATAATCCAGAGGCTGGTAAGATAGCCGCTGAAAATATAGGACAAATGACTCCTATGATGGGAGCTACTAGATTGTTTAACACTGTAAGAGATCCTGAGAATAACCCTTATGGTATTGGTCAAGGGAATGGATTTCTAGCAAATACATTAGGTACACTAGGATTAATTGGAGATGCTTTAGATGTAGGTGTTGTAACGGCACCTGGTGTAAAAGTTGCAGGTAAATACCTTACCGAACAAACACCTTTAAAAAATACCTATAAGTTAAATCCTTTTGCTTTCAAACCTACAGAAGGAATGATGTATAGAGGACTTGGGGTAGAGGGAATGGAAGATGCTCTTGCATCAGGTGTATTTAGAGCTAAGCAAGATATACCACCTTCTATGGTAGGTAACTTTGATATGTCTAAACGATTTGACAAAGCTTACTTTAGTCCAAAGTTTGATGTAGCAGATCAGTATGGACAGGGATATATTGCTGAGGTACCAAGAACAGCTTCTGATTGGGGTAAGAGATATGGTAAAAAAGAATGGAGTCAAATAGCTCAAAGAGATATACCTACAACTGAAGGTAAGATATTACAGAAAGATTGGTTAAAAGGATATAAAGAAGTTCCTCAACAAAGTCCTGATTTAGGATCAGTCTTTCAACTCAATACTAAAGGAGCAGTTCCCCCACCTTTACCAGAACCAAAGCTTTCAATAGCTCCTCGTGGTAACTATCTAGAAAGTGAACTAACTAAAGGAAATAAAATTAGTTTGAACGATGTTGATAAACTTGGTAAGAAGGAAATAGATTGGTTGCAAAGTTATGAGTATTTTAAAAGAAGATCCGCAGCAACAGGTGAAAGTGCATCTGAGATACAAAAAGATGTAGATGAGATTGTTAAGCGTTGGGGAAATTTATCTGTAAGTGCAGCTAATACAGGAAAGGATGCGGCTGGTTTTTACGGTAGGGGTAAAAACAGAATAGTATTAAGTGATAAGTTAAAAAGAGAAGAAGCCCTATCAGTTTTAGACCATGAGGTTAAACATGCTCTTTCACAAATGGGGGGCCTCGAGGGTTCCAAAGGATATAAAAAATATCCAACTACTAAGGTAGATACTTGGTTAAATAGAACTCTTGGTCTTAAAAATGCACATTATTATGCTGAACCTTGGGAACAGCAAGTTAGAGGTCTGCGTTTATTAGACTTCATAGAAAAAACACAAGGGATTCCTAGAGGCACACCGTTATCAATGGAAGATATAACTCAGTTTGCAAGAAATGTTTCTCCTTCATCTCCTTCAAAAGAAATTATGGAACTTTTTTCCAAAGACTACAATGATGTAACTAGTCAGCTTTTTAAAATGAAGGATGCAGACAAACAACTTAAGTTTGTTCCAAGTAATATAAAAAAATTAAAGTCTCCTTTTCAATATGAACAAAAAGGAGAACTAAGAAAAAATATACTAGATTGGCTTAATAGAACATACGCTGTACCTGTAGGTGTAGGTATAGGTGCTGGTGCACTTGGATCTGATGAAGAGATGCCACAACAAAAAGATGGTGGTTGGTTAACCAAATATAAATAAAACACACAAACGTTCAATATGAAAGATCAAATCCTAAAGATCGCAAAAGTTAAATCTGAAAAGGAATTCTATAAGAAGTATCCTACAGAAGAAGCATTCATGAAAGCTCATGGTAAAGCATTTAAAAAAGCTGCTATGGGTAAGACTATGGTTGCTAAACAGTTAACACAACTAACTGACTTTGCTAATCCTCCACAGGCTGAAGTTGGTACATATATAGGTGGTGACACTTATAAAACTGCCAATTTTAAATATGGTGATTTTGCTGATGAAGCAGATGCTAGTGTTACAGGTACTCCTGCTCCAATGAGAGTACAGAATGTTCAACCTCCTGCAGCTGGTGCACAACAAAGTCCTTATGCTTTTAATGCAGGAACTACAGGAATGAGAAATATAAATTGGGAGGATGTAGGTGAAGATGTACTTCCACAACTAATGCAAATGCAAGGAGGTGGTATTATTTCTGCACAAGGAGGAGTAAGAATTCCTGCTTTTGCATCAACTATACCTACATCAACTCCTACTAAAGCACCTGCTGCTAACATGACCAATATTGGAAACATGTTAGGTAACCAACAGTTTCAACAAAATGCAACTAATCGATTTGCAGGTTTAGGAACACAACCAACACCATCTTTAGGTAGTCAGATTGGTTCTGGTGTGATAAACAATGCTGGTAATATCCTACAGGGTATTAATATGCTTAGGGATGAAAAAAGACAAAAACAAACGGCAAAACAATCAGCTGCATTAACTGGTGTAGTTGGTAAGGCTGCTGGTACAAGATCAGAAATAAGCAAACGTAAATACGTTAGACCTGAGGATATGTCTGTTCAACCAGGAGAGTTAGGTAACCCTTATGGTGAAGGAACTACTCCTTTAGTAATGCAAGATGGTGGTGGTGTTGGAGGTAATCCAACTGAGATTCAAAATACATTTGCTCCAAATGTAATTTATACAAATCTTGAATATGAACCACTAAATGATAGTAAGGTTAAACAATACAAGAAAGGTGGTAAATTAAAGAAGGCTCAAATTGGTGCAGGTATTGCTGGTCAATTAGGTGGTGGTTTAGGTAGTATTGTTGGTGGTGGTAGATTTAATCAAGCTGGCGGAGCTGGTAAGATTGGTTCTACACTCGGTGGTATTGCAGGAAGTGTTATCCCTGGTGTAGGTACAGTTATTGGATCTGCTGTTGGTGGATTAATTGGTGGTGCTATTGGTGGTAAGAGTGCAAAAGAAACAGCAAGACTTCAAGAAGAATCACAAAATAATATTATGAGCTCAGCATTACAACAAGGTGCTCAATCAATCCAATCTAACTATAGTGGATTCATGGAAGATGGTGGATGGGTAAGTAATGATTGGCAGCCACAAGTTATTGCTAGTTTTGGCGAATATAAGATGAAAGATCTTCTTAAACCTCCTCATGATGCACAGATGTTACGTGCTGGTGGTCATTTAAAAGAATACACTCCTCCTAGTGAAAGAGCTATGGAAACATATGATATGGGTGGTGAACTCGAAACACATTGGGGTGGATACATGGAACCTATGTCTCAAAACCCTTATCTACCAGATGGTGGTGTTACAGTGATGCCTAGAGGACAATCTCACGCAGAGAGTGATGGTAAAGGTAACACAGGTATTGGTATTACATTTGGTGACAATCCTGTAGAAGTAGAAAGAGGTGAGCCTATGGTTAAGCTAAAAGATGGTGGTACAGGGGAAGATAATCTAGTGGTATTTGGTAACATGAAGATACCTAAGTATGCTTTAGACGAGTTTGAAAAAAAGGCTAAGGGTAAGAAGTTTAAAACTTATGCCACTGACCTAACTAAGACAGAAGCTAAACAAACTAAGTTAATAGATAAGTCAACTAAAAAAATAGATGATCTAGAAGTGTTAACACCATTTGATAGATTAACGGCAGACTCTTTACAAGCAAATCTTATTGGTGCTAACATGAAACTAAAAGATATTGCTGACAAGAAACAAAAGCTCGGTGACTTACAACAGTCTATACATTCCACTGCTCCTGAGTTTGGATATGAGGATGTAGATAAATTCAATAATGATGTTATAAAGGGAAGTGTTAAAATTAAGAAAGGAAAGGTTGAGTCTGATGTACCTATGGCTCAAGATGGTATTGTAGCAGCACTTAATGCTCCAACTCCTTTAAACATACTTAACAACGCTTCTTCTTCTTGGTACGAAACTCCTTCATTAATGAGCTTAAGAAGACCATCATCTCGTGTAGCTAGTCCTATGCAAAAATTAATAAGAAGTATTGTACCTCAACAACCAGTTGCTAACTTCCCATTAAGACCAGGGTTTATGTACAATCCTCCTGATTATTTATATCAAAACGTTCCAGCTGTTAATTACAATGTTGGTGCAGGATTTCCTACAGTGTCAGCACTTAATGCTCCTTCTGCTTTAAATATGTCTAATGCTGGTTCTCTTGGTTTTCAACCAACTGGAAGTATGTTACCAGCTCCTATTGGTCCTGATGAAGAAGATATTAAAAAAGATTTTATACTTACTAGAATTGGTGATTTTATAAATAAAAACCTTGGTGATAATTCTACATTAGCTTCTGAGTTATTGCCTTATTTAAGACCTACAAATCAAATGGATCTAGATCCTACACAAATAGCTGGAGAAATGGATGCATTAGCTGATAATCAGGTGGATCCAGTGTTTGCTCAAACTCTACAACCTAGACTAGGTTCACCAATTGATATATCATTACAGAGTTCACTTAATGCCAATCAGGCAGATTACAATGCTCTTATTAGAAACGTAGGATATAATCCTGCTGCTCAGTCTTTGTTAGCTGCTCAAAAGTATGCTGCTAACTCTGAGATTTTAGGAAAAGAATCTCAGATGAATAAAGAAGAGAAGTCAAGAGTGTTTGATGCAAATAGACAATTATTGAATGAGTATGACCTTAAGAATGCAGTTATTAGTGACACTCAACAAGTGAGACAATCACAAGCTAGATCTAACACTAAAGCCCAAAGAAGAGAAGCACTTAACTCTATTAGTCAGAAGTACCTTGAGAACAGAAGAGAGAACAGAACATTGGGTATATATGAAAATGAATACAAATTCAGATATGACAATCAGGGTAGACTTATTAATATGAATCCTTTAGCTAGATTTACTATTCCAACTGCATCAGGCAAACCTTCAGGAATAAGCAATACAGATGTTCTTCCTGTGTATGACAAGGATAATAAAGAGGTGGTTGCGTACAGACAGAAGGCAAAAAATGGTAACATTGTCAAAGCTATTAAAAATCTCTAACTAATTCAATTATACCAGATTAACAAAAATCATTAGAACTCTTGGTATATATAATAATTTAAATTACATTTGCTAATCATATTATCATGGCATCATTTACCGACCAAATAACGAAATTTAATCCCTACGTACAACAATTGCCTGTTGAGGCAATGGTTCAGGTTGGCATGCGTAGGCAAGCTAAATATGATGAGGGTGTAGAAAAGATCCAAAGCTACATAGATAATATAGCTGGTTTGGATGTAATCAAGCCTATTCATAAAGAATACATCCAATCTAAACTTAATGAGCTAGGGGGTAAACTTAAAACGGTAGCTGCTGGAGACTTCTCTAACCAACAGTTAGTTAATTCTATTGGCGGTATGACCACTCAGATAATCAAAGACCCTACCGTTCAGAATGCTGTATATTCTACCCAAAGAGTTAGAAAGGTACAAGGCGATATGGAGGCTGCTAAGAAAGCAGGTAAGAGTGGTATTGAGAATGAGGTTTGGGCAAATGATGAAATTAGCTCTTGGATAAATGATGGTAATGCACAAACCACTTTCAATGGTGAGTTTGTAGAATATACAGACCTTGACAAACAATTAAGAGACCTTGCTAGTAAACTTAAGGAAGCTGAAAACTCTGTAGATATTCCATTTAAGACAAATGCTGATGGTCGTATATTATACTACAGCCCTGTTAAGGATGCTAAAGGTAAAGTTATTAGAATAGATGAATCCTTGGATCCAAGTAAGGGTGTTCCTGAAAAAGATGATGCTATGAAACGCATCAAGACAAAAGGACTAGGAGCTCAAAAGATATTAAACAACTTCTACGATAGTTTAAGTGAAAATGATAAGCGACAGTTAAAGATAACAGGCAACTACCATTATCGAGGAGCTACAAAGGATACATTTAAAAATGATATAGTTAATACTTACACCACTGCTAAGCAAATGCTTTCTGAACAAGTGGTTGATTGGGCAGTTAAACTACAGACTGATAACAAGTTAACAGCTGCTGAAAGATCAGACATTGAAGCAAACATCACTACAGCTAATAAAAAGTTAACTGATGGTACGTTTGAAAATCAAATAGCTAAAAAGACTTCTGAGATAGATAACATAAAAGATTTAACTCAGTATAAGTATGCTTTATATAGTGAAAAGTATTTAACCAACCTTGCAAAAGATTTAGCAAACGAAAGTAAAATTGTAGAAATAATGACCAATCCATATCAACAAGCAGATATGGAAAAGCAAAAGCTACAGTTCCAAGTTAATAAAGCTCAACAAGACTATCAACAGTGGGCAGCAACTCATGCTCTTAAGATAGCAGAGTTTGACTTTGAGAAGGACAAGGAAACATATAAGAGAATTCAAGAAGAAGCTAAGAAAAGATTATTACAACCTGTCACTACACCTGGTGGTTTAGGAACAGATGTTAAACTTCCTACTCTAACTGATTTAAGTAATGACATTAAATCAACAGAGACAGCTATAAAAACATTAGATGCTACATATGCTAGTCAGTTGTTTCCTGAGTTATCAAATGATAAAACAATAAAAACTACAACTGTTAGAGATGGAAAAGTTGTAACTGAATATATATCACAAAGACAGGAAGCATTAAACAAACTAAACTCTGATTACAACATTGATCCAAAAAATATTAAAGGTAGTGGTAAAATAGAATATCTTGAAAAAAGAAGAGCATTTAGTATAGACCTTGCTCAAAAGGGTAACTTATTTTTAACTGTTAGAAACGGTTCTCAACAGTTTGATAATGCAATTAAAGATGCTTTAAAAACTGAACAAGGTATTAATCTTCCAAATGGTCAACAACTATATAGTGCAGAAGAACTTTTTAATATAGAAAATACTAGTAAAAAATATCTAATGTCTTCTGGTACAACGGCTACTAGAGGAAAACTTAGATTTGATTCTCAAGGGTTTTTGAATGAATATAAAGGAACTAAGTATGAGCCTATTGCAAATGCTTATGTTAAACGTATGAATAATCAACCTTTAACAACTTCTGAACAAACTATGTATAATAAAGCTCTTTCTATTGGTTCAAAATATCAAAATGTTTTAAGTGATGTAGTTAGTAAAAAACTTCAATATGAATCAAATGTATTAGCTAAGAGCATGCCAGAAAGACAAGTGGTTGTTGGTACAATCAATATGGGTGATGATGTTATTAAAGCACGTATGGAAAATTTAATAGGTAACAAGTTTTTTGAATATGAACAAAACGGTCAAGTTGATGTTCAAAACAAAGATCTATTTAAGCCTGAAACAATTGCAGAATTACAAAAAGATCCACAAACAAAATATACAATAGAAAAGAAATATGATGGTAGTGCTAATGTAATTATGAATAATGGAAAGAAGAAACAAGTTGTTCCTATGAACTCTAATGAGTTTTCTGCTTTCTATCCTGACTATGCTGCAAACAGTCCTGCAGACAACTTTAAATATGCAGTGATGTCTTCTCCTAATCGCACTACAAATTTAAGTGGTAAAGAAGATGCTGTTAATGCGTATATGACAGGACATAGTATTGGAGGCCTTGCTGGAACTCCTTTAGCTGGAAAAACAAGACTTGATGTAATAGGTAGTCCAAATAATACAGGTGGTCCAAATGACAAGTATGATGTGTTAATGTACTTTAATAACAATGGTGTTTGGGAAAAAGCAATATTAAATCAAAAGGGATACGTAACTGAAGATGGTGTATTAGGAATTCTTAATAACATAGGACCTGCTACAGTTCAAAGTTTATTAAAACAAAAATAAAATTAAGCGATAATGGCAATTTTTGATAAAGAGCTTATTGACAATACTTCTAATAGAGATTATGGTAAACCTGAAATGGATCTGCGTTCTCCAGAGACCAGAAAGGTTGATGTGAGTCTAGGAGGTTTTGAAGACTTTGCTATTGGAGGTCCTAGTAGATCTTCTGGTTTAACTATTGACCAATTATCAGACTTTTCACGTGTTCCTACAAATCAAAATACATTTAACTCTCCTGTACAAATGATTCCTAGAAGTGAACTTCTAGCCAATCAACGTTACAATATATATGAAAGAAATAGAGATTTAGAAAACGTAGCTGGACTACAACAAAGTTGGGCAGATCAATTAGCTAATGGTGTTGTTAAATTTGCAGCAATTGGCGGTGGTACATTCCTTCAAAGTTTTGGTACTATACCAAACACAGTATCTGCATTAAAGACAGGTAAGTTATCTGAGTTATCTGGAGGACCTGATGGTTATGAGTCTAAGGTGGGTGACTGGTTAACGAACATTGAAGATATATTTCCTAACTATTACACTAGACGAGAAAAAGAAAGTCCATTCTTAGCAGCCCTTCCTTTTGCTCCAGGATCTGCAAACTTCTGGGGAGATAAGATTATTAAGAACCTAGGTTTTACAGCAGGTGCTATTGGTGGAGCAGTTGTTCAAGATTTAGCAATTGGTGCTATTACAGGAGGTATTGGTGAAATTCCATTAGTTGCTGCTCAAATTGGTAAAGCTTCTTTGTATTTAAATAAATTATTTACAGGAACCAATCGCTTAGATGAAGTTCTTAATTTAGCTACTCAACTTGGTAAAACAGAAAAGCAAATACTAAACATCAAACGTTTAGGTGAAGTTGCTGCTGCAACAAAGGTGACAGACGGTGCTAGATATGCACTAAACATATACGGTTCTGCTAGAACAGAAGCTGCTATTGAAGCTAGAGATGGTTACAAACAAGTTAGAGAAAACTTAATCAATCAATATAAGTTAGAAAACCTTGGTGAAGAACCTACAGGAGCAGATGCTAAACAGATAGAAGATTTAGCAACAAATGCTATGAATACCAGATTTGGTATTAACATGGCACTACTCACTGTGTCCAATGCTGTACAGTTTGGTAACTTATTCAAATCATTTAGCAATGCTTCATCTAGTGGCATCTCTGGTTCATTAACTAGAGAGCTAGAAGATATTGGTAAGTTTGGATTGAAAGAAGGTAGTATAGATGTATTTGAATCTAAGGCTGCTAAAACTCTTCGTGGTAAAATTTGGGAATCTGTAAAACCTAAAGTAGCTAACATCTTTACAGAAGGTGTTTATGAAGAGGGTGGACAATTTGCTGCTGAAAGAGGTACGTTTGATTACTACACTAGAAAATACAAAAACCTTAACGACCCTAATAATAAACAAAACTGGAACGAATTAAATGAGGTTATTAACTCTACTAATAAAGGGTTAGCTGATCAATACGGTTCAGAAGAGGGTCTTGAAAATATGTTTGTTGGTGCATTATCTGCTTTAATTAGCGGTGGCATCATGAGCAGAATTGATAGTGTTAAAGGTAAAGGTGCTGATGCTAGATTACAGTCTACCATCAATATGCTTAATAGATATGGTATCACTGGAATGTTACAAGATAACTACACTGATACACTAAACTCAGCTGCCATAGCTAAAGAAATGGATACAGCTGCTAAGTCTGGTAACATCTTTAAGTATAAGAACCTTAAGAAAGACATGTTCTTTAACTTTGTAAACTCACGCATTCCTTCTGGTATGCATGACGTTACACTTGAGCAATTGAACATGTTAAAAGATTTATCCAAAGAAGAGTTTGAGAAAACCTTTGGAATGGACTTCAACACTTCTAATAAGAATACAGTTGATGCGTATGTAGACAATTTAATCTCAAATGCAAATAAGATTAAGTCTACAGTTGATTCATTAGACAGTACGTTTAAGAATCCTTTTGCAAAAATTACAGATCCTAAAACTCCTGAAGAGGCAGTTGCTGCTAATAATCATGATGTCTTTAATGAATGGAAGACTAACTTAGCATACTATGCTATGGTTGCTCCAGATGCAAATGATAGACTATCTTCTATTTCTCAAACTGTTGCTGGTGTTAATCCATTGATTAACAATGACTTATTAGGCAAGCTTACCGATCCAACTAGCTTAAGAGAATTAAGTAGTAACTATGAAGAGAGAGCTAATCAGTTAAACAGAACAATCACTGAGTTTACAAGTCCTGAAGATAAGAAGGCTATAAAAGCACAGGTTAAGGCTTTGCGTACAAGTGCAGAGAGAATCAACCTTGCTATCAATAATAGAGATTTAGACATGAAGACGTTTAACTCTCTATTAAACTTTGAGTTAAATAACCTAGATAGTACCAAGGATGATGTTGTGGGTATGGAGCGTGCTTCTGAGTTATATGGATATGGTGTTGATATTAACAAGCTTATTGGATTAAAGAGATCTGCTTCTAGCATACTTGATGAATTAGCAAGTGAATCAGGTCTTGAGAAGTTCTTTAAAGAAGCTAGTGAAATAGCTTCTGAGGAACCACCAACCACTGTTCCTGGAGAAGAAGAAGCTCCAGCAGCTGAAGTTACTCCTGCTGTAGTTCCTCAATATACTAATGTAAAGGGTAAGAGAGAGAATTTAGAATTAAACAGAGAATACGAAGTTGCTAAGCTTAGACCTTCTAAGGTTAATAGATTAGCAGAAGACAGATGGCAAGTTATCTCTCCTGATGGAACTTTTGAAATCTATCCTACGAAGGAGAAAGCTCAAGAGATTGCTAAAGACTTAGATGAAGAGTTTGCTAGCTTAGCTAAGGTGAAGATCGTTGCATTAAATGAAGATGGTACAGCTAAGGTGGAAGATAAAGATGGTAACATCTATAATATTGACACTAGAAAGCTATCAGGATTTAATAAGGTTGAAAGTGAACAAGAGAAGTTACAAAAGGTTGCAGATCAATTAGGTAGACAACAACAAGAGGTTGAAAAGAAATCTGGTATTGTTGCTACAGGAAATCCAAGTTTGGAAACATTTGAAAAGGAAGACCCTAAGAAATCTGCAAATATATTATATACATCTACAACAGGTGCTTCTGAAACTTGGGAACAACTAGCTAAACCACATCAGGTTAGATCTAGACAGTTCTTAAACAATGTTAAAAACTTTGGTAACAGAGCTAACATGAAGATAATCCTTGTAACTCCTAATCAAGAAGAATCTTTAGGGTTAAAAGGATTAAGTGAGTTATCTGGATCTACAGATACTAGTGTAGAGAATGGTTTAGTTGCTGCTGTATATGTAGTTCAGTCTAATGGTAAGAATTACTTTGTAGACAAAGATGGTAAACAACTTACTGAGGTGGGTCAACCTGTTGATATGAATGTTGTAGTGTTCTCAACAATGCCTACTGCTGCATTATATAATAGTAAAGGAGATCCACGTTTTAGAAAGCAAGAAGAAGCTCAGGCAAAAGAAATGTCTAGAGCATGGACTGTTAAAAGAGCTGAGTTATTTGCAGCTCCTGCAGGAACCTATACGATTTATGATTTTGGTGTATCTAAAGGTGTGCCTATTACTGATAGAAATGAAAGAAAGTTTGTAGGAGATAATCTTGTTCCTCAGAAGAAGATTGCTACTCAAGAGAGCCTAATTGTTATTTCTACCACTGGAACACTTGCTTACAATGGAGAGAACTTAAAGTTCCCTGTAGGTAGACCTGTGTTACAATACGGTGATACATTACAATACGTAGATAACAGAACCTTTACAAACGATGAGGCTAAGAGCATCTTTGAAGCTATTAGACTTTTGTCAGAAGAAGTGCAGTCTCAGAATACTAAGGGTGAAACTATTGAACTTAATAGATTATATACAGACTTCTTACAGAATGTTCTCTATTGGAGAAAAGGTAAGGATACTAAAGATAACCAAATACACATAGATGAAAGATCTATGGAGCTGTATATTGGTGGTGATAAATATAACTTTGCTGACATTGCTAGTAATGAAGCTGCTATTGTTAGCAAGCTAAAAGGTACATTTAACAATGTTAACAATGAATCTTTAAAGAAGACTAGTGAACCATTCATTGAGTTATACTTTGAAAATGGATTCCTACAAAACAGAGAGTGGGCTAACTATCAATCATATTTACTATCTAATAAATATCCTGATGGTAAGAACCGTTCTATTACAGACACTCCTCTATCTACATATGTAAACAAACCTACAGACGCAGTTCCTTACAACTATGTTAGGAAGTATGCTATCCTTGAGGGATTAGATCTTCCTGTACAGCAGACTGCCCCTGTAGTAACTCCTGTGGCTGAAGCAGCACCATCTGCTGATAAGCTAGGTGAGTTCTTTGTAAATGGAACAGAAAATACAATATCTCTAAAGGAACCTCTAGGTGAAACTAAGTTTACAGCAACAATTAACAGTGATGGTAATGTTGTTGCTGAAGTTATTTCTAATCCTAAGATACAAGCAATTGCTGCAACTGCTGAGAAAGCTAAGCCTTATTTAGATTTCTTAAAGAATACAATGGGTACTGATGGTAAACCGTTGTTTGATGCTACAAAGAGTGTAGAAGATTCTATTCTACAGTTTGTAGCATTAAACATTAGTGCTCGTTTGCAGGCTATAAAAAATGAACAAGCTGCTGCTGCTCCAGTTGTAACAACAGCTGCTACAGTTACACAAACCACTCCTTATGGTACAGAGGCTGCTCCTGCAGTGGTTACTTCTACAGAGTCTGTAGATAAAAAATCTGGTATAAAAGGAACTTTAACAGGACAAGGAACTTCTTTAGAATTAGAAGTAATAGGAGATACTGGTAAAGAATTTTTACTTACTGTAGATAGAAAAGGTAATATTAGTTTATTCTCTGAGAAACAATCTGACGGTAGTTATAAATCAGGGGAACCTGCTTCAAAAGAAGCAGTAGATAAATTATACAATAAGTATATATCTGAAAAAACAAGAACAGCTATAACTAATTGGTTAAATTCTTTTACTGGTTCTTGGGCTGCTCCAGAAACACAAGATGGTAAAAATTATGATAAAGCAGAAAAAGCACTTAATGCTGAACTAGCTGCTTTAGAAGGACAACCTACAGTTGCTGTACCTGCTTTAATATCTCCTGTTATACAGTCTAGTTTAGATATGCTTTCTAAAGCACAGGAATTATTAAATGCCCAATCTAAAAAGTTTGAAAAGTACATACCTGCTGTACAGAAGTATTTAGATACTAAAAAACAGCAGCTACAAGATCCAAAGCTTACAGTTGAACAACGTGAAAAAATAGCTAAGACTATTGAAATGGATATGAAGATACCAATTGTATCTTTAAATAATTTGGTTCTTGAATTTGATACAGGTCGTGTAGAAAAAATATATATCAATAATCCTGAAACTAAAGAGAGTTATAATTTTACTGCTTTCTTTCAGGAAAATGGAGAAAGAAACTTTGAAAACAATCCAAACTATGCTTTTAATCCAGATGAAAGATTAGGACAGGGAAGTAATTATGGTTATGATATTGTGTCTAAAAACTCTATCATACCTATAGAAGGTCTTAACTTGAGAGAAGCTGAAACTCTAAGACACATTTTATCTGGAGCTGATCCAAAGGCTACTCAGTATGCAGCTTCTGGTGATGAGAATCTTGGTCAAGGTCTTTTAATGGGTGTAATTAAACACTACTTTATAGAGAAGGCTGCTGGTAGAATGCAACGTGACTATTGGGATTATTTACAAGATCCTCGTAAAGAGATGCGTGAGCAAATTGAAGCTATGGAAGCTCAACCAGCTACTGCTCCTAAGAACTTTGGTGCAACTAAACCTCCTTCAAACAGTGAGTATAGAAGAGTGGGTGTTGGTGGTGTAGAAAGAATCAATGATGCTGAGATAGAAATATTTAAAAGATGGGCTGCAGAAAATGTTCCAGGTATTCCATTTGAGATATTAGATAACATCATCAGTACAAATGATGGTGAGAAGGCTTGGGGTGCATTTGAAAAAGGTGTGGCTAAGTTCTATAAGTCAGCTGCTAGAGGTACAGAATACCATGAGGTATTTGAGGGTATATGGAAAGCTTTCCTTACAGAAGAACAAAGACAAGCTATATTAGATGAGTTTAAATCTAAGCCTGGTACATTTACAGATAGACAATCTGGTAAGAAGATTGCTTATGACCAAGCTACAGATAAGCAAGCTAAAGAAAGAATAGCTGATGACTTTGCTGATTTCAAGGTGGGTAAACTTCCTGCTAGAAGTATTGGTGAAAGAATCCTAAACTTCTTTAGAAACATTATTGAGTTTGTTAAACAGTTTGTAAACAAACCTACACAAAAGCAAGAGTTATTCAAAGCTATTGAGGCAGGTAAGTTTAAAGAAATGACTGTTCCAGATAGTGTTAAGAATGACATGTCTGAGTACAGAGCTGTTGAAGGATTAAGTGAAAGACAAACACATGAGTTTGTTCAGGATATTACAGCTAGGTCTTTCCAAATTATGTTTGGAACTAATACATCTTTGTACAATCCAGAAAAACTTACAGCTCCTGATATATTTAACCAAGTTAAAAGTCAATATGCTGAAGAAGGCAAGTTGGAACTATTAGGTGAAAACGCTTGGAATCAATTAGTTAATAAAACAAAAGAGTTCTTACGTACATTTAAACTTGAGTTTGATGAGAATCAAAGTATTAGTATTAATGATGAGAACGTAAATAAAAATGATTACGCTCCTGAACCATTCTCTACAGATTGGAAGAAGAGTTCTTCGTTTGCTATCAAGTTACTTATTGGTACATTAACTGAAACCACACCAAGTAATCAAGAGAACGCAAGTAGTATGGCTCTCCCTGCTCAGAAACTATCTGATGTAATGGGATACAAGTTATTAAACTTTACTAGATCATTTGCTACAGTGCTAGATAAACTAGCTAATACAACAAAGGTTACTTCTGTTGTAGATAAGCTGATTGACCTTGCTAAATATGATAGCAACTATGTACGTCTATTCACTCGTGTGGGTGGTAATAGAAACAACATGGTTATTGACTTCTCTAAATTTGAAGCACAGGATTGGAGATTGTTTGTTAACTTCTATCAAACATTCACCAAGCAAAAGCCTGATGCACTTATTCAATACGTTAGTGGAGATGAGGTGTATACAGGATCTGCTAACCTATACACTGCTGCTAACTCAGTTAAAGAAGGTTGGATAGAGAACATGAAAGCTTTATCTAAAGTGGAAGGTTCTTTAATTAGCTATAACAGTGGTACAAAGACTTACAAAGTTGGAGACTTAACTAATGTGTCAAATAAGACTCCTGAAGAGATGATAACATTCCTAGGTAATCTAGGTATTGAATTCCCTATGGAAGTCTATTCAAAGTTAAAGACTGTTCAAAAGAATAAGTTTGCTAACGCTATTGGTGGATTGATTATTTCTCTTAGAGGAAAGAACGATATATTAAGCGTTACAGGTAAGGTGTTAGACATCAATGGTCCATTGAGTCTCATCTCTGAACTATATGTAAAGGTGACCAACCCTAACATTGATGCTACTTATTTTAACGTTGAGAACAGAAGAACAAACGCATTCTCAGAAAACAATGCTCCTTCTTTATTTGAGAACTTATTTAATGAAGCAAATACATTAGATGAGCTTCTTGAAGCTAGACCAGAGCTTAAAGATATTTTCTCTGCAAGTAGCCAAGTGTTAAAGAAGGGTGGATTATTCTTTGATGAAGATGGTAATAGAATTAGATCTATAAAGGTTAGTTACATCCAGGGAACTAAGCTTGTAGATGAGAATGATGGTACAGCTACTAGTAGATTAACTGAAGGAGAAAGATTTACACAAGAGTTTAACCAAAACCTTAATGGTAACTACTATGTACTTATTCCTGCAGATGGTTCTACAGAGTGGATGATGAACCTAGGTAACAACGTTCGTTTCTCAGCATTTGAAAACGGAACAGCTTGGGGTAAGGTTTATACAACCTTTAAAGGATATTTAAAAGATGAGATCAACTTAGCACTAACTGCTGCTAGTAGAACTCAACTTATGAATGTAGGAAACAAAGCTTCTGAGCTTCGCTTCTTCAATGATATTCTTTCTAAAGATACGTTAGCTAGCATCAATAACTTGATTGCTAAAGAGGCATCTGAAGAAGAAATCAACGCATTCATTGAAGCTAATATAGGAGACATCAACAAGTCTATTAAGGATTACATTGATGGTGTATCTGATGTTACATTTAAAACACTTGCTGCAAACGGAGAGATCTATGTAAACACTAAGGGTGAATACTCTTATCCTAAACTAGATGATGTATTTGCAAAAGCAGAGAAGTTTAATAAGTTTAAGCTTTCTGAGAAAAAGTTAAACAATATTATAAGTTTTGCTAATGCGAACTATATAATCAACAACATAGAATACCACAAAATCTTATTTGGTGATCCATATCAATTTAAGATTAAAGATAACATCCTAGATGAAACTAAGCGTATCAAGTCTTTCTTATCTCCTAGAAGAACTACATTTGATAGCCCAGACTATAATACATTCCTTAATCAGGAACTAAATAAAGCTGGAGAGATTGAATTGAATGAGGGAGATCCAGGATTCCAGAAGTTCAAACCTTACACCAACACTATTACATTGAAGGATGTAAAGGTGTTAGGTAGATTATTAGGTGAGACTAATGAGGCTGATGCTGCTTCTTATTTAATGGATGGTACATATAAAGAAGTTAAGTTAAAGAATGGTCAATGGTCTGATGAGGCTGAAGCTTGGCACCAATGGCAAATGGCTTACACTAGAAATAAAATGGCTGCCAAGGGTGATTACACTTATACTAATGATTCATTAAGAGCTCAGGATGAGAAGACTATATCTAAACCAGAACCACTATATATTACAGAGGTGTTGAAACCTATTGTAACTGGTAACAAGTATGGTGCTACACAGTTTGATCTAGTGTTAGATAAGTTCTCTCAACTACCTCTATACTATAAGGCTATAGAAGGAACTAACCTAGAGAAGCTTTATGTTAAGATGATGAAGGAAGATGTGGGCTATGTTATATTTGAGTCTGGCAGAAAGGTGGGCACTGAAACATTGTACAGTTTGTATAATGGAGATGGTAGCTTAAACGATGGTGGATTTGATAACAAGATACAAGTTCCTTGGAGTGCTTACGGTATTCAAGTGGAGAATAGCTATGAAGGATCTAAGCAACAAACTCGTGGTTCTCAGCCTACTAAACTTGCTAGCTTAAACCTATTTAACAATGGTGTAGCTACAAGTCCTGAAGCTGCTAGTGAGTATGCTCGTAACAAAGAGATATTAGATAGGATGCACGAGAATGGATATAACGAGCTATTAAGAAAGCTTGGTATTGAAGATCTTGGTGATGGGTTTAAACTTACAACTAATGTAGACGTATCTAAACTTCTTGAGTATGAAATGCTTAGAAGAGAGATGTCTGACAATGCTAAAGATACTGTACAGTTAGATGAGAATGGTCAATTTAGAATTCCATTTGAAGCATCTAATGCCTACGTACAGATTAGAAATATTCTTTATTCAATGGTGGATAAAGCCCTTACATCTCCTAAGATGAATGGTGGTCCTAAGGTACAGGTTCCTGTAACAGGATGGGAGAATGCAAAAGCTGGTAGAAAGATTGCTCTTAAAACAAAAGATGGATTTAAAGAAATCTCTAAAGTAGAATATAATAACCTGTCTGAAGAAGATAAGAAGAAGGTAAGATTAACAGACGACACTCTTAAGTTCTATACTAAGGACCAACCTTATTGTGAGGTGTTATTACCACACTGGTTTAAGGTGAAGTTTGGTAAGAAGTTCCCTGATGATAAAGCTCTACTTAACTATCTAAATAGTACAGCAGAAGGACGTTCTATTCTTACGGGAGTTGGTTTCCGTATTCCTACACAGGAATTAAGTAACATTGAGGTGTTTAGAGTGAAAGGTTTCTTACCACAATCTATGGGAGATACTATTGTTGTTCCTTCTGAAATTACTACCAAGGCTGGATCTGACTTTGATATAGATAAATTAAACACTTATTTAAAGGCTACTTATTTAGATAAGAATGGTGACATCCGTCTAGTTAAATACAAAGGTTCTGAAGAAGCTACTAAAGAGTTCTACGCTAATGTATTTAATGAAATGCTTGATAAGAAAACTGTCAAGAAGAACGAAATATTGGATGCACTATACATAATGAACAATGATGCTAGTGATCCAGAGAACTTAGTAGACAGATATTCAGGCATATTAGATGCTATGATTTCTGAGCTAGGTGATGTAAACACTACAGAAGGTCTTGAAGAAAGACTTGCTGCAGAGCTAGATAAGTTAAGTGATGCCACTCTACAAGCTGAGTTGAAAGATAAGTATGTTAGAGACATGTATAAGAAGTCTTTAGAGAATGAATACTACGATTCTTTAACAAAACTTCTTACACTTCCAGAGAACTTTGAGAGATTGA